ACGAAACCACTTGCGTGGTAAACGGGCTGGAAGCCAAACGGTGTGCTAGTAGTAGACATGTTTGCTTTTCCTCATTAGAGAAATTGATGGATTAGTCGATCTCTTCAAATTTAGATCGACCAGGATTTTCACGCAATGCCGCAATACCATCACCTTCAATCACGCGCCCGCCTGCAGCTGCTGCAGCTTCCTTGATGCCGTCCAAAACTGCTGTCAGTTTCTCGTCTTCGCGGGCAGGAGCCTCATGATGAGCCTCGTGCATGAATCGCTTGTAGAGAGATAACGGCAACTTGAATGCGAGCATCTCGTTGACACCAAAAAACCCCTGCCATTCGCCTGTCTTGATGGTTACGTATTCCCAGCCAGGCACGTCTTCGGCTTTAATCGGTTCATAACCCAGCCGGATCCGTTGTTGAATCGAATCGCGGGGGTTAGTCGTGGTCAACCAGCATGTGTGAAAGCCAGGGATTCTTGGTAGATCTGGCAATGCTTCATTAAAAAATTGAGATCTAAACATCTCAACACGATCATCATCACTAATGGCACGTTCTTCAGTCACATTGCGGTCTGTGGCTCCACGTGATTGGCGGACAAGATCAGGGGATTTTTTCAATCGTTCGTCGTTCATTTTCCTCACTCCTTTCAGCGAGTTGAATTGTTTTCACGGTCCCACTTCGCGTACTGTTTCAAGTAGCGTTGACGTAGGACGGGGTCTTCCCAAACTCCAGCATCAGTCATAGCTTGCTTTCGTTCTGGGGAGATGTATACTTCACGGCGAGAAGACTGCGGCGCCTGATCCCTGCTGGAACCAACTGGCGGACCTCTGCGCTGTCCGCGGCGATCTTCATCTTGACTGTCGTCATAGTTACCGCTTCCTTTAGCCTCTGGCAATCGCTTGGCCACTCGCTTATCCAGCTCGCGCCAATATGCCTCTGTTTTTGGATTATAGCCAGATTCTACGAGCGACTGATCAATCGCAAGCACAATTTTTGAGGCCTCATCCTTGCCGTTGGGATCGTACCAGCTGTTCTTAGACACCCAGTCTTGGGCAAAGCCCGCGATGTCGGGGTCTGGACCAGGGGCCTGGTTTTGAACCTGTTGAGCTTGCTGCTGAATATTCTGGGCGGCCTCATTATGCTGATGCTTATGAAACTGGAGCTGTTGCACCTTCTTCATAGCCTCGTCACGGATACGAAGGGCCTTAGCCGCATCTTCCCCGTTGCCTGCCTCAATGGCGTGAGCCATGATGCGTTCGGCTGCCCTGACTTCTGACACGGTGTCTGCAATCCTGGAATCGATACCAGAGATTGTATTGGCCGCTGTTGTCTTCTCGACTTGGAACACGCGCTTTTCGAGCGCCTCGTTCCGCTGCCTCAGGAAGTTAAGCTCGGTCTTATCGCGCTCAATTGCCTGTTTTCTACGCGCTGCGCGATCTACTTTCTCTTCGCGGCGTTTGCGTCTTATGTCCTCACGTTCCTCGTTGTCGTCTGAGAGACGCGAGTCCTCTTGGCGGTCATCGTCGTCGTCTTCCTGGTCCTCACCTTGCTTGGTGGTTACAGGGACAAACTCGACTTCCTGAGGCTTACCGCCTTTTTGATCTTCATCTTCTTCGATGAGTAGTGTTTCTCCGGCCATGACCTGCTCCTTTCAGCAGTTAGATGAATGCTCTGATCGCAGTGGGATCTCCAGTAACCTTGGCAAGAATGTCTAGGTCATTGAACATCACAAATTCGATCTCCTCGTCATCGGACTTTACAGTCCAACGATCTCCTCCGTATTTAGGTGCACGGACGTAGGCACCAACTTCACACCACGAACCTTCGGGCCACGGTTCCATAGTGTTTCGATTCTTGTAAGCTAAGCAGCCGACTGCCACAACCTTGGCGATCTGTGTATTGCTGGCTTCTGTCTTTCTTGCTTCTTCCGGGATGTAGATGCCGCCAGCCGTCTGACTCTTGGCCTTGCGGACCTGGACAATGACTCGTGAACCCAAGGGCTCGTGACCGCAATCTACTGCTGGGAAGGCCTCGTCCAATGAGGCGTAGTTGAAGGACATGGGGGTTTCAAGTAGCATTCGCTTCTCCGTATGCTGGGGTTAAAGATCTCGGTTTTTTATTTCTACATCGCGGACAACGCTGTTGATCAGCTGTATGGCTTTATCAAGGCCGGCATAGACGCCTTGACGGTGACCATATTCGAAGCTGATGTCCTTGCCTTCGCCTGGACGGACTCTGATGGCCTCTTCTGCCACCTTGTCCTTTTCGGCCTTGATGACCGCGATGAATTCAGCTAGCATCTATTAGCTTTTAGCTGGGGCATCACGACCGCGCTGGCTGTTAGTGCCGCCGTTGCCGCCGCCTTCGCCTGTGACCTTTTCGGTCTTCATCTTGGGCATGGTCTTGTAGTTTGCATCTGGCATGCCAGGTGTTGGTGAAGGATCGCTAGCGACCTTCTTGACTTTTGGGTAACCTTTACCCATGGCCATCTGTTTGTGTAGGCTGATTGCTACCATAAATACTCCTTATGAGCGTGGATTGGGGTTTATTCCCGTCCCGGTTGAGACAGAAAACTTTTCGCCAGTTGTCACCTCTAAGGCGGCAAGCTGCTTGGCTGTTTGGTTGTCGGACTCGTTCATCTCGAGGCGGGCTTGTATCTGGGCGCGTGTGCGTTCGTCCTCTGCCTGTTGACGCATCTGCTCGATTTGAAGCTGTGCTTGCAACTCTTGGATGCGAGCCTGTATGTCGGCTTGTTTGTCTGTACTGCGTTGCTGCATGTCGGCTTGCTTGAGCTGAGCGTCTTGCTGCAACTTGGCCTGGGCTGTTTGCGCAGCTGCCTGGTCCTTGGCTTGCTGATTTTGCAATTGCTGCTGAGCAATCTGAATGCTTGGATCTTGCTGAGGAGGCGGTTGCATCTGTTGCAGCATCTGGATCGTCTGCTCGAGAATCTGTGGGATCTGGCCAAATGTCTCTTGGCTTTGCTTAGTGACGATCTGGCTGGTCGAGGCAAGCAGCTTGTCAAGCGACTGTTTCTCTTCGTCGGTAGCGTCTTTTTGGATCTCGCCAATGTCAACTTCAGCAGCATCTGAGGCTTCATGGAAGATCTGCGAACCGTACCACAGGATCATGTGCTCTTTGATGTGGTCCAAAATCATGGGAATGCAAGAAGGTCCAATGACCTTGTTGCCACCAAACATTGGGCTAGTGATGAAGTCAAGGTGAACTTGCAAGTGAGCTAAGTGATCTTGCTCTGGGAACGCCACGATTGGACGGCGCATACAAGCTGCAATGTTCTCGTTGACTGCATTCAGCTCCAATGGCTTAGGAGCCGGCACCAACAGGTCCTTGCCTTGCGGTATCTTCAGCCGCTGCAAGAACATCTCCTCAACCTTGCGGAGGTCGTACAGCTGAGGCATCTCCTTGGCGCGCTGCATGACGGCTTGTACTTGAGCAAACCGCTGAGTCTCGCTAAAGATGTTAGGGTCACTGACTGGCACGACATTCATCGGGCCTTCAAAGTCCTTGCGCTTGACCATCAACTCGCCGGTCTCGTCAAATACTTCCTCTTCTTCAAGGTAGGTCTTATTCAACCTGAACAGCACTTGCAGCACACGGCCCATGGAGTCATGCAGCCTTGCGTGAATGGCTGAGAACACCGTCATGCCTTGCTCAAGGCGAGCCAAGGTCGTACCGACTGGCGTGTTAGCGTTGCTGTCAGCCAGGTCTTCAAAGGTGGTACGGACTACGCCTTGACCAGCATCTACCAAGAAGCCAAGAAGCTGGAACAACACGGCACTTGGCGGGTTGTAAGGCATTGGCATCAGCATCTTGCGGATGTCGTCTTGGCCAAAGGATCCTTCGATCTCCTTGACCTCGGTTGGATCCACACGGTCTGTCTGACCGCCTGTTCCTGACTTAAGCTTTAAGAGTCCAGGGAAGTTGTTGATGTGGGCTGAGTCAAGCAGCGCTCTCAATGCGCCTGTTGCGCCAGCTGACAAACCACCAATCATGTGGGTCAGGCCAATGGGATAAGCACCGCGCCATGGCACAAATGGGAACTCAACCATCCAAACCATTTCCTGCTTGGTATCGTCGTCTTCTTCCCAGTTGCGATAGATAGACAATACGTTCTGTGTACCCTTGTCAATGCTGATGATGTATGGAGCCAGGCCGTAGTCATCGCCAAGGTCATGAATGATGTAGCACTCAAACACTGTGCGCAAACCATCGACGTTGTAGCTATCGGCCTGACGACCTTCAATCTTGTTGTTTGCTTTTTCAGACTTAGATTCGTCTGGTGTCTGTGGACTGACAATTATGTCGACGTCCATGTACATGCCAGACTGAATGCGTTTCTGATACTCAATGCGAGTGATGTACTGCACATGAGTCTTGCGCTCAGATGAATAGAAGTTAGTGGCGGCAAACGGCAAGTAGACGTCATCGATAGCAACGAACTGAGAGACCGGACGCTTCTTGTTAGTATCCCAGTTCAACTTCAGGTATTGACCGCCACCTAATGGAAGCTGCGTGGACAGCTGCTCAAGCTCAGACCGGAACTCGGACATTTGCTTGGTCATCTGGAAGTTCATGTACTTGGTAACGCGATCTGCTTTTTGCTGCTTGTCAAGAGTTACTTCACCGATGATCTTGTCTTTGGCTGGACCGTCAGGTGGGAATATCTCTTTCATGGCCCGTGCAGAGAAGTCCACACAAGCTTGAGTCAACATCGGGTGCACGACCTTGCTGGCTCCAGTGAACGATGCGCCGCCTGGGGCATCATCACCAAGGCCTGTACGACGCAGACCTTCTTCGTATTGCTCATCGCGCTTCTTGCGGGCTTCTTTGTCTTTTTCTAAGATGTCGCAAAGCTCAGAGCCAAGGTTTGCCAGTTCCCAGCTTGGCATCGTCTCAGCCAGGTTTGCATAGAACTCTGACTCGGCAGGTGTTGGTGAGTCATCAAGCGTGACCATTGCGCCACCGTCATCCGTGTCACGGACCTTGGAGTCATCCTCAACCTCGTACATCTCGCCGTATTCTTGTTCGTTTTCAGCCATTCAATGCTCCGGTTAGATCGCGTATGGATTCACAGGCCGAGACTTAATGTCCCGCTCAACCTTGTCTTCAACTTTCCTGGTGACTGACAGGCTATTGCGGTCAGCCAGCAATCTAAGTGCTTGGGTCGTTGAATCCACAAAGTCATCATGCTTGATTGAACCCTCACCATGGAAGCTGCACAACTGCGAGATTAAAGGATCAGCCCAAGAACGTGGGTTCCCAGGCCGTTTATCAGATTCTACAACCCAAATGAATCCGTGTGCAAATAAATGTGAGACCGCGTGCAGTCGCTGAAGCTTATCTGCGCGGCCAGGATTGTAAGGATAAGCAAGGATGTCCTCACGGGCCAGCATCTGGCGTAGGCTGATGCCTGATCCCTTGTCCTCAATGATCATCAGGTCAGGCGACTTGCCACCGAACATGGACTGCTTTGGCCCAATCAAGGGCTTGATCATTGGCTTGAAGTCCTCGTCGCCGTACCTGACCACCCATTCCTTCTTGACCCGTTCGATCAGGGCAGGCAGGCCCAGGTGATCTTGCCAGCAGTCGAGCAGCAGGAAGGCCGGCTTCTTCTCGTGCCTGAAGACGCCCCAGACCGAGCACGCGGTTGGGTCAGGGTCATGGCTCTTGCGGTCAATGGACTTCTCAGTGAACGCCGTATCCAGGCTCATGACGATGTAGTCAAGGGCAGGCAAGGCTTTGTCGGCGGGCCAGAGCTTGAACCAGCTTCGCTTGATGATGCCGGTCTCTTCGGGGTCAATAACCTCGGCATGGATCTCTTGGCGACCGAGCTGGGTTCCCTCGTACTGTGTGATCTCAGCAAGGAAGGACTTGGCAAGGTTAGCTGCATTGTCATACGTGGATCCCCTGGTGACATGGACACGGCTGCCCTTCTTGGCTGCATCCTTGATAAGCTTGCGGACCAGCTCAATGGGCTTTGGAGTCGTGGTGATGATGGCCCGTGGATCTTCGCCCAGGCGGAGACCGAACCGCATCATGTCCCATGTCTCGTCAACGTATTGCCATGCTGCCAGCTCATCGCACCAGACTCGGTGGAACTGAGGACCGCGCAGTCGGCTAGGTTCCTCGGCTGAGAAGCCACGGATCGATGATCCATTTTTCAGGGTGATCTCGCCAATAGATCGGTTGTAGTTCTCAATCAGGTAATGCGGGATGACCCCCATGATCCCCGAGTCGCCCTCGAAGCACACGCCCCTAATATCCCCTGACGTTGGCGCAATAACTCCACAGCGAACCCCAGGGTTGTCCGCAGCATAGCTCGAGATGTCTTCTGCTCCGGTCCTGGTCTTGCCGAAGCCACGACCGGCCAAGATCAACCAGATGCCCCAATCTCCTGGCGGTGTCATCTGTTGCTCGCGAGCCGTGGATTTCCATTTAAGCTTCCAGGCTATGTGAGCCAGGTCCTCCAGTTCCAGGCTGGCAAGGCTAGATTGGATTGTGGTTAGCTCTGTCTTAGACAGGATCATTTGCCGCCAGCATTCAACTTGCCGATGAGGTCGGTGATCTGGCCGACAAGCTCAAGCCTTGCTTCAATGGGCCCGCCATCAGGTCCAGAGATCTCGACCGACCGCTTCTTGGCGTGACCGTACTGAACCAGCTCCTTCATGCAGTCCTTGCGGACAAGCAGGTCGTGGTTAGGGTCGAAGGCCATCTCTGCCAAGGCCTCGAGTGGATCACCGTGCTTCTCGATGATGCGTTCGAAGATCTCTTGGCGGTTGACATCGCGTTTGTTAGGTGTGCCAGCCTTGCGGCCGGATCCAGCAGGCTTGACGCCTTTCTGAAATGCCATTGCAGTGCTCCTCGTTTCTAAGTTGTTTCTATTGTAGATTAAAGCGCGGTACCGCGTACACAGGG